AACCCAACGTTGTAGCATCAAGTTGTTCCAGTTAAAGCCTTTGGTATTGCGATCCGCAAATGCTTCCATTAAACCTACCTTGTTCTTAGTACCTTTCTTACGTACACCTGGATAAGCACTGAACACGTTGTCACTGCTATCGCCTCGCATGCACTTTTCAAACAGTAACCATTCAGGGTTAGGTACGGCTTTAGGCTCTTTAGTTTTTTTGTCAATAACAGGCTTACCCTTGTCGTTGAATACACCTTCTACTGTGTAAAGTTCACTAGCAACACCGTTGTATTGACGTACATTCTTAGCCAACAGTTGATAAAAGTCACTGTCATTGCTAACAATAATATGATCGTCGTTGGGATGACTTTGAACCCAGCCTGCAATTAAATCATCAGCTTCTAAGTTAGGATGACGCATAACTGTACAGTTGCTACGGTCACGAACAAAACTAGTGAGATCATCGTAGGCTTCCCAAAACAGTTTATCTTCTTCTGCTTCTGCTTCAGTTAGTGCCGCACGAGCAACAGCGCGATTCTTCTTGTAAGGTTCATAGTAGTCTTTGCGCCAACTACGTCCTTCTAAACAGAACACAACATGATCTGCTTTTTGATCACGCCATACTTTATTAATACTACTCATTGTAACATGAATAGCAAAGCCTAGTTTAGTCCAAGTATCTGCACCTCTAAATGCACTATGACGGGCACGAAAGAATGTATTAGCAGTGTCTACGATAAGATATCTCATATTTGAAGCCTATAGATTTGTTCAACTATAAGATAATATACTATGTTTATCCGGAGTTGTCAACCTGTTTTTGTAAGAAATTTGCCCAGGCTAAGTGAGCATCAACACCGTAATGATAGCTATGTTCATTTACGGTACTAAACCCTTGGTCTTTTAACCAAAAGTAATAGGCGTATTCTCTGTCATATGGAGCAATGTAAGAACTTCCCCATTGTGGTCTAACCATTTGCTCGGCTGCGAATCTATGAAAATAGGAATAAGTGTTGAAAAATAAATGAGGTATATTTCGATTCTCTAGGTCTTGGTGCCAAGCCCAAATTTTTTCATGCCAATTTAGTTCTAATTCAAGTTCTTTGTCAGCTTGTTCGATGATCCACTGTTTGTATTTATCTCGTAAATCATCTGGTACTATATCAGTTCCGCTAGCATTTACTTGATAATATGTACCTTCGTATAACCATTCTTCACGTTCCCAAGTACTCCAACCAATTAATACCAAATTTGGTTTCGGATTACCTGCTAACCACTCTTCGGTAGTTCTAATAATACGTTGGTTACTCGAAGCACTTTCGCTATTGTTTACTGCCTTCCAATCTAGTAGATCTGCTAGTACATTACCAAAACTTGCAACAACATTCTTTGGATGTGGTTGACGATTTGGCGGGGGAAATTCCCAAGGATCATCTTCTGCAAATGAAAATGGAACTACTGTTTCGGCACCTGCACTGTGACTATCACCGTTAATGTAGAGTACAGGATTAGCCGACTTCACTACGTCCGTCATCTCTTTTTACTTCATTTGGTCTTGGACGCATCTTCGGATCGGCTTCCCACTGCTCATAGTTTTCCATTAGAACATTTCTACAAATGTCTTGGAACCAACGATCAATAATACGATCTTCAGATTCGTTTCGTTCTTTTTGATAACCGGCTCTAACTAACTGTGACAAGAACTTGTCATTATAGTCGATCTCAAATGCGCCATTGTTAGGAGTAGACTTTTCAGTTTTTTCAGGTTTTCCTTTTTTTGTAAATCTATCAAACAAACCCATTAGATACCACTCTTTCTCATTTTGTCTATACGTTCTTCATCCCATATAGGAGCCTTCATTGCACGTTCATGCTTTTCGTTTTTATATCTAAGTTCCCCAGGCGTTTCCAAAGATGTCGACGTGTAGTCTTGGGGTATAGCGCCAGCCTCGTTCCATTGCAAGTCCTGCGACTCGTTGGGCGTTTTCTTTGTACTCGTCATACCTACCACCCAACGGCATTGTGTACACAGGGCATGCCACGCCAGCATTGCGATATTCGTCAACAGCTCTAGTAACTTCATCAACATCGTCGCTATCAGCAACAACAAACTTGAGATAAAGATCGCTATTAGGAAGACTATTGTAACTACTAACAATATTAGGGCGGATAGCATCACTCCAAGACTCTCCCGATACGGATAGCTTTGGACTACATGAGAACGTGAATCGTATTCTGTCTTGATTTTCGACAAAACTGACAAAGTCCTCTCTGAGAGTTTGTGTACCATTTGTTTCAAAAGTAACATTTTTTAAATCCTGCATTCTTGGATGATTGAATAGTTCAACATAATTCCTTTGCCATCCTAACAAAGGTTCACCACCTGTGATAATCAAATGAATATCTTGACCACTGTCGAGAGTCCATTTACCTGTTGGTGTTAATGCTAATAGTTTTTCTACAATCGCATCAGTTTCAGCATCTTGCATAAAACGTTTGAATTCTGGATAGATACTTGCATATGTATCGCAACCTGTGTGAATAATTGGAAGCTCTTCGAATTCATTGTACTTATCCAAGTTTTTAACTACTTCGGCAACTTCTGGATTAGGCTCATTCTTGGCATAGACTTCACTTTTGTCTCTACCAAACTTTTTACAACGAAAGTTACAACCGAATGTACGCAGGAACACACTAGGTACTCCTACAAACTTGCCTTCGCCTTGTACGCTATAAAACGCTTCACTGTACCTTAGTTTCATTATTTTACCTCTACTAAAGGTTCACTGTGATAACAATCATTGTAGTCTCCATTAGCTTTGAAATTACGTGTAGTTGTATCTTTCGTCATCATACCATTTTTAATTCTGTATGTGGTATATTCTGCTTTAATGATTTCATGCTCAGTATCTTCAATGTGTTTTTTCATTGGACCTTCTTTCATAATATGATCTCCTCTGCTATTCCAATCTTTCATTATATGATCTCCTCTGCTATTCCAATAAGTTCAGCAATACCAAACATTACTGCCGCTACTGCAATATTACCTGTAAACAGTGCGACACAGGCTCCAATACGAACAATGCTTTTTACTAAACTAGCATAGAAATGATTATCTCCTGGATCTCGTCCAGCTGGAATTTTAATGTGTTCCGGCATAGGCATATATATCTCCGTTAGCTGACTTGAATTGCAATATAAACGCATAAGAATAGGATAACTAGTTTACCCCAATCTAAGTCAAAATCGGTTCCTTCACCAAATTTGTTTTTAAATTCGCGTAGTTTCATTCTAATCTCCATCTCTGTATCGTTGTGTTTTAAAAGGAGTATAAATTGCAGAGTTAGCACCATGCTCTGCACACTCTGCACTTTCACACCAACAACGATCGTTAGTTGCTTCTCTAATTAGTTTGTCGGCAAAACGCCATGCATGTTCTGCAAACATCTCTGCACCTACGCCGCCAAACTCTCTTACCTCACATAATCCTTTTTCTTGTAGATCATAAAAGTCGTGTTTGTGTGGATCGTTCATGTCTACACAAAGTTTGTGATCGAATTTATCTTCTAACCAAGCCTTCAAAGGTTTAAGTCCTCCAAAGTCTACTGCCCAGTTTTTATTGTCTAGATAATCACAACCAAATGTAAATGTAAATGCTAGACTATAACCGTGTAGCAAATGACAATGTGAATGATCTGCATTGGGTTGTCTAAATACTGCTGATAAACCGATGTTGTGTCCATAAGTTTTTGTTGAATAATGTGGCATTAATCTGATTCCTTTATACTACTAATATATGTTGTTTCTGCATATTTGTCAAATATTTTCTTTACCATTTCTATAGATTCGTGCATATGAATACTAAACCATATACGTTTATCTGAAATAGCTACTTCGTGTTGCTTGGTTATGTTAATAATAACAGGTGTGTGTTTTACAGTTCCATAACTGAACTTTTCATTTTCTCCATATACGGTTCCGAGTCCATCGTTGTCGTGTAAAGGATATACAAGACTACACTGTCCATTTTTAGGACTATCGCGATGACGTGGAACATTCTGTGAACTGTAACACATAGTAGCAGGTGTAAATGTAAGTTCAGGAAACTGTTGTTGGAACCAAGTGTCTAATTCCTCAATGGGCCCGTATACAAAAAAATCATGGCTGGGTCCACTTTTACTGATCCAGCCACCTTGAGGAACGTTTGCTACTATACTTGCACCACTTTCGTAGATTACATTATTGCGATACTCTTCGGAGTGTACGTACTCTGCAACTTTTTCAACTCGTTCTACTAGCTTGGTCCAATCATAGTCTATGTATAGTTTAGGTATAAATCCTAGCATTACCTTTTGTGCCTTGTCCAATGCAATGCGGCTAGTGTATGATCCTTTTCATCTGAAAAACTTAGAAAAGCATCTTCCATTCGAAAATACCAACCCCATCTATTTTTTATATTCTTATTACACCATTCAATTACATACCCTGGTATACCGCCGTCACGAGATACGAGTACATCATAGGATAGTTTTAGATTATACTCGACGTTAATAGCTTTCATCAATGCTCCCAGGGAAATACTATCCATTCATCGTTTTCAGCTTTATTGATTTCAATAAAACTGTAATCAGAACTAAATTCACTGCTTAAATTTTCTACACAAGACGCAAAACGTACATTCTTATGCCATACTTCGTCCCAGTGTGAATCTTCAGGCAAGCAACCTGAAGGCCAATCTTGTTTGATCCAGTCGAATGTAGCACCTGTATCATTGATATCGTCTACAATAAGAATGTTTTTTCCTTCATATCCGATGCCCATTTGA